TAAACAGAGGCAGTTTTCTTTTAATATCATATAAGGGATTATGCGGAACAACACTCGTAGCATAACCATGTACTTCTAATTCTTGAGCATTGTGACTTTCTTTAATAATTTTAGCAATAAAAAAATCGTTGCCAAATTGTTTTGTTAAACTTTCTTTATTTTTAAAAATTTTAATTCCTGTGGAATTACTCATCACGAATCGATCTTCTTCATCTTTTCGAAGTGTTGCATATCGATTGCCATCTTTTTCTATCACCCAAAATTTATTTTCAATGATTGGTTTTGCATGTAACTCTGTCATCATACTTCCCTTGTCATTAGTTCTGTTGCTTTATATCTTGCATTTAACGGTTCTGCATAAGTCTGCGCCTGTTCAGAAATCTTTTTTAGGTCATACAGATTGCAAAACTTTAATAATTTAATACCAACTTGTCCAACATCTTTGTTTGCTGATATGGATTCGTTAATTGTATTTTTAATTATTTCTCTAATCTCAATTGGTTGCTTTCTTAAATCGATTAACAGACAATTTCTTTGATAATCATCAAGTACACGATGTTCTTGGCCTTCATGATCAATCCATCGTTGCAACATTAAATTGTTCCAACTAAACCCTTTACTATTTCTATCAGCAAATGCTTCTGTAAGACCAACTTTATTTTTTGTACCTTTCACACGAACACCCGGATATGCACTAAAGATATTATCACTAGTGTCTCCTCGCATACATTTTTCAAATAATAACCATTCGGGGTCAGGAGCAGCTTTTGCTTCTTTGGTTTTTTTATCAATAACTGATTTTCCCTTGTCGTCAAAATAACCTTCGTGTGTAATAGTTGTTTCAGTTATTCCGTTATATTGTTTAACATTGGAAGCAATTAATTGTACAAAATCAGTATCGGTTGAAATAATAACATGATCGTCATTAGGATGACTCTGAATCCAACCAGCAATTAAATCGTCAGCTTCCAATTGCGGATGTTGCATCACAGTACAGTTAGTTTTATCTGTAATAAACTCTTTAAATGTATCAAATGCTTCCCAAAATAGTTTATCTTCTTCCTGTTGAGAGGGGGTAAGAGCAGCCCTAGTTTCTGCACGATTGCGTTTGTAAGGAGCGTAGTGATCCTTACGCCAACTGCGTCCTTCGAGACAAAATACTACATGAGATCCATTAAAATCTTTCCATGCTTTTTTAATAGAATTTAAAGTAATATGAAAAGCCATACCGAGCTTCATATCAGTATCGCCATTAATTACATGACGAGCACGAAAAAATGTATTAGCCGTATCGACTAGAATATATGTCATGAAACCTCAGATTTTCCTGAACCAATTTGTTGAACATTAATATAACCTGCACCGCGACGATCCATATTAATACCTTCATCTCCCGCAATATCATTACATAATGCACGGAACCAGCGATCTACAATTTCTTCGTCTGGGTCACCGTCAAGACCATAGCCTTGTTGTTTTAATTGTACAACAAAGTATTCATTCCAGTCAAGTTCAAAAAAACCGTTTCTTAAATTTTCTTTATTAACATGTGTTTGTAAAACTGCAACCCAAGGTTCTTTTTTTCTAGTAGCACGTTCTTTTGGAGTTATTTTAGCAAGTTCTTCTTCTTCTTGTGCTTTTACAGTTTCTGCAACTGCTTTATCTCTTGCAGCTTGTAATGCTTCTTTCTCAGTTTCTAATTTTGCTTTGGTTTCTTCAATTTTATCAATACCAAATATTTTTTTAATATATTTTTTCATTAAGTTCCCCACTCATTTTTAAATAATGGTACCTGTAAACGATCTGAATAACGTAATCCGTTCTTCATTGCTAATTCAGCGACCCTACGATTATTAAGACTATAAACAGACTCCACCCCGCCAACTGGCATAAGATATACGGGTCCCGCAAACCCTTCGGCTCTGTAAATGTCGATTGTTTCAATTGCTTCTTCTGCATCTTCTTCTGTCGCTACTACAAATTTAAGATATGTGTAGCCTACCTCCTCATATTCGCGTATAACATCTGGACGAATTGCTTCATGCCGTTCCTCCCCAGAACAACTTAGTTTGGCACTAACTGAAAACGTAAGTTTATTGTATCCTCTTTCTTTTAAACCCCATTTAATCAAATAATCTTTAAATTTAGGATCAAGTTTTTGAGTACCATTTGTTTCAAAAGTAATTTCTTTCAAAGATTTCATTTTAGGATGTTCTAGCAACTCAGGATAAGCACGTTGCCACCCTAGTAACGGCTCACCGCCTGTAATGACTAGATGCTCATCACGCCATTCATTAAACGGAATAATTTCCATAATGCGATCTACAATAGCTTCACTAGTAAGCATTGGACTAAGATCTTTAAAAGCAGGATGCCAGCTAGCATAACTATCACATCCTGTAGACACTAGAGGAAGTTCTTCGTATTTTTGAAACGATTCAATATTTGCATGAGTGTATGCAATGTCATCTGCTTCAATGCTAATCTTACCGTGTGGCATACCAAAGCCTGCACATTTAAAGTTGCATCCAAATGTACGTAAGAAAACAGAAGGCACACCCATATAGCGTCCTTCACCTTGTATGCTGTAAAACAGCTCTGCAATTTTAATTTTACTCATAATTTATTATACATTCTTTTTTAACAATTGCCAAGTACCATCACCTTGATCAATCCATTCTAATGTATCACCTTCTTTCCATCCTGCTTGTTCTAGCAGATCCGGAGGAAAGGTCAACATGCAATCTCCAGTTTTGGGATCCTCTTCTACTTCAAGTGTCCAGCTTTTCAATTTCAACTCCTGATTTTTTTAAAAATTCAATACCCGAATCGTCTCTGTATCCTTGCCCATAAAATACTCTGCGTATTCCAGATTGATAGATTAATTTAGCACATTCGATGCATGGACTGTGAGTAATGAATATGTCTGCTCCATCTCCGCTGTCATTTGATTTTGCTAATTTAGCAATAGCATTTGATTCTGCATGAAGAACTTCTGGACGAGTTTTATAATTATATCTTGATGTTTTTTTATATACAGTATCGTCGCTGAATTGTTCCAACGTTTCTTCTGTATACGGCCACCGTTCTTCTATTTCGTCTGGATTTAGCCAGCCCCCGGCATCTTGATCCATGTATTGTTTTGTTTCGCAATCGTTATCCCACCCGGCGGGCATACCGTTATAACCAATTGAAATAATTCTATCATTCTTAACTACAATAGCACCAACATGTAATCTACGTGCATAACTAAGTTCTGCAAAAATTTTTGCAGTTTCCATATATGTTTTTTTAAATTTTTCTTTCATACATATTCGCTTACCAATAGTCTGCACATTAACGCATCTTTTTCGTCACGGAAACAAAATTTCATTGCATTTTCGCTCACTTCTGTAGTGTATTTGTTTCCCGGTAGACCAAAGTGTTCTACTACGTCAGCGCAAACATTATTCCACCAAATATTACTTTGATAACCGGTCCACGGTATTTGTATAATATTCATTCTGGTAGGGGAGTAAATCTTTGTAAAAAGCTTTCAATGTAACAACTATATTCTTTAATTTCTTCGTTAATTACTTTAATATCTCGATAGTAAACCCAGGTATGTTCATCAACTTCAATAACATTTATTACCTGAAATATTTTACCATTTCCTGTTCCCCATTTAGATCCTTGTTTTACCATTTTTTATAATTTCCTTTCTCTGGTATAACGTGACGAACTCCGCCTGTTGGGTCTTCCATATCGCCCTTGCGTCTTGGAATTAAATGAACGTGTGGCCAACCTACTGTTTGCCCAGCTGCATTGCCGTAATTAAAACCAACGTTAAACCCGTCACATGTACCTTCGTCTACCATACGCATACCATCACGAACAGCACTTTCAAATGCATCCATTAAGACTGCGACAGTATTATATTTAGGCACAAATAAAAGATGCCCTTCTGTAACAGGATACTTGTCGTAGAAAACTTTTACATGAAAGTCTTCTTCTAGTAAGTTATCCCATGGTGCCTTACTATCTTCAATAAAAGGAGGTTGATCCTCCATTATAGATTGTTTCATTTTGCCCACCATTCCTCCCACGGAAAATCAACCCAAACATTGTTTTCTGCTTTATTAATTTCCATTCCTACATAATCCATTCTATATTGAAAATCACTAGATAGATTATCAACTAATACTGCAAATTTAACATTTTGATTCCATACATTATTCCAATTAGGATTGTCAGGAAAACAACTAGATTTCCAATCATTAACGATCCAGTTAAATGTTGCTCCTGTATCGTTAATATCGTCAACAACTAAAATATTTTTATAATCTAGTGCATCTTCAGCCATCCATAGATTACTTTCTCCGCCTAACTGATCTCTTAGGCTTACACCCAGGGTATGCATGGGTATTGAAAAATAGTGACTTAACATTACAGCAGGAATTAGTCCGCCTCTAGTTAAACCTACAACATAATCTGGTTTCCAATCGCTAACAGTAATATCTCTAGCAATTTTAGAAACTAGATTAGACATTTTATATTGATCTAGTATGAGCTTGTTCATAACGTTCTTTTAAATATTGTTCATGTTGTATCCACCTACCGTTAACATCAAACCCCCATTCTCTTTTATGGGGTCCTGGCATAAACAGTGTCCAGCAATCTACACCCGGTTCCAATTCAATTCGATGGTAACTTTCTGCACTACAAGTTCTAAAATGGCCGGCTCCTCTCCAAAATTTTCCCCTTGGAGTAGTTTCCCAGTAGCCGCCTTTAAGAATTAATGTAGCATATGGCCAAGGATGATCGTGAAGATCATCCGGATCACCTTTTAAAAATTTATGTAAAAAAATATTAAAAGGAAATTTATTTCTTTCTTTAAGAAAAAGATAGTATCTTTCTAAATACGGTTCGTTACTCATACGATCCATAATAATTCTTTTACGGCCTAATTTTTCCAAAAGTTTGAGAACTATCAATCATCCTCTCCTTGTAACCAGCGGTCAACCATTTGTTCTGCTTCTTGTTGAGATAACGCTACAACTTTAAACCATGCACATTCCTGATTTGCTTTAATATCAAATGGAATGCGGCCACCTCTAAATTCTATGGGACCGTCTAACATACGCTTAACTTCAAACGTTTGTAAATTTTTTACACGATTAATTAAGTTATTTGCTACTTCAACGGAATTCATGAATGTCCTTTCATGCTTAGGCAGATATCATAAAACTCTTGTTTAAGTGCCGGATCAGTTCCAAATGCACCTAACATAATTGCAGTAGTCATATCGCTTTCATGCTCACGAACACCTCGCATAGTCATACAATGATGTTCTGCTTTAACTACTACTGCAATATTTTCAGTCTTGGCATATTTTTTTAGTGCGTCTGCAATTTGCGTAGTCATTTCTTCTTGAATCTGGGGTCGTTCGCAAATGTGATGTACCAATCTGTTGAACTTACTGAGTCCGATAACTTCCCCCTCAGGTATGATGCCAACCCAACATCTACCGACGATATTTTGGAAGTGGTGAGCGCAAGTTGAACGGATACTAATAGGACCAGTAGTGTAAAGACTCTTATAGCCCATGTTAGGGAAAGCCGTAACCTTTGGAACATTTTTGTAACGTCCTCCAAAAGTTTCTCTGACGAACATCTTTGCCACTCGTCTAGCTGTGTCTTGAGTATTATGATCATTTTCTGTATCTATAATTAATGAATTTAAAACGCCTTGAAATTGACCTGCTACTTCGTCAACTAATTGATCTACTTCATCTTCATTTTCAATAAAGTCCGCAATATTATCATTTGCATGGAAACGAGCATTTGCTGCTTTAATTCGTGAACGAATTACTTCGCTGATATTTTTTTCTCTTGGGACAATGATATCTAAATCTTCATCATTGCTTTTGTACATATTTTCATAAACCATTTTTTATTCTCCGAGTTATAGTCGTGGATGACATTATTATTTTAACATCTCCAATAGTTTATTACAACTAAAATAATTTTTAGTTAAGTAATCTACCTGTTTATTTAGGCGTGGTAGAAAAGATTGATAATTTTCCATGTAGTAAACAATCCTATCTACAACTTCTTTTCTGTGCATTTTATATTTTTCAAAAGATTCTGTCCACTCTGAAGGATATGTAAACTCTTCTAGTGCCATTTCTTTGTAACTTAGACGTCCGGGCACCATTGGAATAGAATTAACAACAGCACCCTCGTACCAACTGATACCTAAAGTTTCTTGTAAATTAGCTGAGAATACTAATTTACTTTCTCCTAACAAATTATGATATTCGTTTTTTGTCAGTTGTCTTTCTTGACAAACAATAAATTCATACTGAGGTAATTGATCTTTTAAGTCTAAAAAGATATCTAATTGTTTTTCTGGAGCCAATCTGTGCGGAAAAAGAATAACATCTTTCTTTTCCATACCTTTATACATACTCAAAGTATCTTCCATATACTCCATTGGCCAACCTGAACGAACAATTTTGCCACTGTCGTAGCGTTCGTCCCAGTCTTGTTTCCACCACGGATTTTCACTAGTGTATCCGTCATTAAGTAATTGTTTCATAAACAGATGTACATGAAACTCTGTGGCAAAATAGTTGTGGTCAAATGCGTGATAGAAACTCTTCTCAGCATTTCTAACCCAAGGTTTGTTACCAACTAATCGCCCTAAAAAGTCTTGGGGATCATAACTACCAGCATGCCATAAGCCGTGTGTAGTCACTGGAATACTCAGTAACTCGCTCATGTATTTTAAGTTTATGATGCCTGGATGCCAAGCATCAGTAAAAATAAAGTGGTCGCCGGGATGAACGGATCCGCTACAAAATAAACGGCCCATCTGCTCCACTTGACTAGCTTTATATATATTAGTGCCGCCAAAGTTGAGAAATGCTCCAGGAGTGGTAGCACTAGGAATGTCCGTAGGACCTGATATAATGTTGACATTGTGTCCTGCCTTTCGTAGCAACACAGGCAAGTGTTTTTTCCACTCGCCTGTGTACCTAGTTTCGACTGCTTCTAAATCAACTAGGAATATTGTCATCAGTGTCTAGACCGATAATTTTGAGTGCCTCGTGGCTTCCACTCCTTTCGATCTCCATTGCGATCATTGCGATCGAAATGTCGACGAGGGCGTTTAGATGCCTCGTAAGCTTGCCAAACTTTACTTTGGCGATTATACAAATCTGCTGGATTGTACGGCAGAAGTTCAAATCTGCAGAAGTCCAACAGGGCGTCGAGATCATTAAAAATCTTCTCAACTTCAGTTTTCATCGGTATTTCCTTTAGTTAGTATTTGATGAATGAACCATTTTCTCCATCCTCGGAGACCTCAATCCAAACCTCGCGGCCTGGATACTTCTTGCTGATAATGTCATGTAAATCATCTGACATCATTTCACAACTTTTATAGTCAAGGCTTAGAACGGCACCTTGACCATTATACAACGACTCGAGCCATCGTTTGAATTGGATGAACTCGATGTCCCTGTCATTATGGAGCACATTGATCCACACCCTGAAATGAAAGATGTGGCGATGAGGGTGACCCAAAAACGATACGTCATATTCATCTCCTGTAGCTAGATTGGGATCTGTAAGAGCCGCAGGATATTTATGAATACCTTCCTTACGGAAAGTCACCCAAATCATTTTGTTAGGTCTAATGTCTTGTTTAACAATCACTTAAGCATTCCTTCGCACAAAGTTTTAATTTCATCATCAGTCATGAAAAAATTGTATGTAGATAAATGAGTTATTTCGCCATCATCGTTATAGGACTCGTTAATAAACTCAATGCTATTTAGATCTGCTGGACTAAGACATTTCCAACTCTTGACTTTAAGTGCAAATCCTGTACTTTGTTTAACTGTAAATTCTTTAATGTTCATCGCTTCAGTGCCTCCATCATAACAATTTTACCTAGTGAGTCACCTAGATCCTGATCTTCGGTAATTACGTGCATAGTTGTAAAATTGCGATCTTTATGACTATCGTAACTGCGAGTTTCTATAACGTACCCACCGCTGGCTTTATAAATTTGTAATCGCATACCCTCAGTAGAAAATCTGTCTGCTTCTACTGTTTGAGGAATGTCTTGTTCGTAATCGTCATTATTCAACCAATTACGAATACGTTGTCTAAATGTAAGTTTCACTTTTTGTTTCCTTATTTTGCGGGCAGGTCTAATTGCAGACATTTTTGCCTGACTAGCATACCCTACAATCTTTCCAGTTGCCATTATTTGAGTATCTCATCCTTGCCATATTGGTCCCAATCTGTAAAGCGATCTCTTCTCAGAAGGTCCTGTAGGTTATGGCACCATACCCCAGGATTGGTTGCACTAAAATCTTTATCATCAATCTTTAACGTAGCATTATAGCCTAGTTGATTAATATAAGGTAATTTTACACTAATCTGCGGAATAAATCTACGTTTTTCTGTAAGTCCACTCTCCAAAAGACCTTCAGTTTCGGATACATCAAAGTCTAGTGTACACCAAAAACCATCTTCTGCATCTAGACAGACATAGATCATATCTTCCCAAGGGCGCCATGTTTCTGCATCATTAACGCCTTTAGTTTTAAAACTTTGATTAGCACCAAAGTAAATGTGTTTGCAATTATTATTGCGAGCAAGTTCCATAATAATATATGGATCGTGGACACTAACTACAAATAGAGTCTTCATTCCATACGCAGGAGTACGTTCAATTTCTACGCCTGTGAAGAACGTGATGCTGTCTGCAACACCTGAGTTGTAATCACGTTTCATTCTTCTTCCTTAAAATCTACAACATTACCATTTTCGTCTGCTGCAATGATACGAACTTGATTGCCATTTTCATCCTCAATCAAGATTGGTCCCCAAATCCATGCTTGGCACTCGTTTTGACTCCAGCCTTCATTACCTTCAAGAACTTCGTAGATACCTTTTTCATCAATCTGTTCCATTAGACGTTCTTTTTCATCTTCATCAAAGTCCTCGGGAAAATCAATATCTTCCCAGCAGCCGTCCCACATTGAATCTAATTCAACATTTTCAATATTGTTACCTACGCAGTTATACATATCGATACTGTCTTTGCGGCCATCGCCGCCAGGAACAAAATCAAATTCAAATTCTGGAGGGTTGTCATCGTTAGTTTCAACAAAAAAACTGGCACCCCTAAATCCAGTTTTGCGAACAATTATCTGACCGTCTTTAAAATACTGTTCGTGTTCTTCACAAGATTTTTTATAATAAGGAGATACTTTCCAGTTTGCCATTATTTGCCTCTTTTAAAAAAGTTTTTGATTGAATTAAAAAGATTTAGATATCTAAAATGATAATCGGTTAACATAGGAGTTCTATGCGGGCAACGACCTTGATTCCAATCGCATCCAACCCCGCTTTCTTTAATGCTAAGTCCACATGCATTACATTTCATAGTTCTAGTCCATTTTGTTTAGCATAACTTTCGTATCTCTTCTGTCTCTCTGCTTCGTGCTCGTCACACAAAGTTTTGATCCATCCTCCACTACGTTTAGTTCCAGGCTTACCACATTCTTCACAACTGTATCCAGCCCAAGACTCTGCCATAGACACTAGTCCGTGAATGTAGTCGTCACCGCCTTGATAGTAAAAACGAAGCCCGCCGAATTTTTCTTTAATCTGTTCTACAACTACCTGCGGTACAATAACATTCTGTTTAGCTCGCCAATCGATATGATGTTGTATTTGATTACATAATGCTTCTACAATAGGCCACCATCCAGCGCCTACAGCAAATCCACCGTAACGGCCTGAAAATATCTTTGGATATTTTTCTTCCATTTGATTAGCAAAAAGTTCGTAATCGTTTTCAGTCATGAATCAATTATACTATCGATCATCATCAAAGTCAACACTTTCGTGATCGTGTTCCCATTGAAGTTTGGTTAATCTTGAAATTTCATCTTTAAGGGCTAGTTTTTTCTTTTTCATTTCAGAAAGAATTTCGTCTTTAAAATTTCCAGTCTTTTCTATTTCGTTAATTTGATTATCTAATAATCTGTGAGACTCTGTTAGATGTAAAATTCTGTTTTTATACATAAATTAGTCCTCTCTAAATAAAGATTCAAGCTTATCTAATTCTCCATCGTTTCGTTCATCTTGATAAGCAGATTTATTTTCTTCGCCTTCTTCATAAAATAAATTATCAGCAATACTAGTTACTCCGCCACGTAGTCGAGCACCTTCTACACCGTTTAAGAAACCTAGAGTAGTAGCAGTCTCAATCATTTCAAATGCTGTATCCTTATCTTTGCAGGCAAAAAGCTCTTCAACAAAACTGTCAAAATACAGAATGTTTCTTGGAACCCAATCGCTAATCTCATCGCTAAAATCATTGTCTTTCATTTTAGCTTTATAAGTTCTCCAAGGCATTCTTGGTTTATTGTATAATTCAATATCCATTAATTGATTTGCACGTTGAACAGCGGCAATATGACAATACACATTGTGACTCATCATAAGAGCATACGCAAATGAATCCCAACTAGTTTTTCTTGGAATTTTTCCAAGCTTATTTAGGCGGTTAGGAACTATATGATAGTGATTTGGATTTGTAGTATCTAATGTTATAGGTTTTCCAGTTTTTGGATCTAAGCCTAATTCATCTTCAGATTTAAGTACACCTGAATCATAATAACAAATATCTCCCATTGTTAGACGTCGTCCAACTTCTGACTCAAACGGGAACGGGAAATTGGATTCTGAAAGAGTCTTGGTATCTGGCGCTTTGTCCATAATGACCGACCATCGCTTGGGAGTGTGTTGGGCATTGGTATAGACAAGTCCGTGCGCTGTTGCAATGAAGGGTGATGCGCAGTCAAAAGAAATGGTAAAGTTTTCGTTAACATGTTTTCTAATTTGCCTTTGAATAGAGGTAAGATAACAACTCCAATCTAATTGAGCAGTACCTAAGAAGTGCATCCAATCTTTGCCTTCTAACATACCGTCAAACTTCATGGTAATAAGACGTTTAAGAGTTACGGGCATCTTGCACATATTGGCACCGCCCATAGCCCATCCTTCTGCTGCTTTGTCTCCGTATTTGCTAGTATCGGAAAACTCTTTTACACCCTGGTACCACGCTTCTGCGTTTTCCCAGTTTGAACCTTGTAAAACGTTTAATAATTTTGTTCCGCCGTCTTTAACACCAAGACGTTTTTTAATAAAATATTCGTTGTTAAAACGTGTTTTATCAAGGCAGTCTTGAAAATCTTTAAGACCAGTTTTGGGTTGATGAATGTGATCACAGGCCCAGGTCGGAACGTCTAACATCATGGCCCAATCAGCAGTAACGTCTAACCAAGTTAGGATTTTTTCACGAACTTTGTTGGCTTTTTCACCTTCAAAATCTGACCAGTCAAATTTAATAACGCCTTTACCAATCTGATAACCGCCTGAATCTCCTAAAATCATAGTTTTGCTACGATCTCTTTGTTGTATCATTAGTTCTTGATTTAGACTCTTTTCAATGTCTAATTGTGCATGACCTGCTGAATACAGACCGTACTTGTAATAAAAATAACCTTGTTCGGGATTTAGAAAGTTCATGCCTTCAATACCGCGATCAAATCCTACAGGAATACGT